GGCCGCTGAGCTCGCCGCGCTCACCCCCACCGCACCGGCGGCCGCCCCGGCCCCCGCCGGCGACCAGTCCACGCAGGCAGGAGCACCCATGCGTCTCGTCAAGAATTTCTCCGCGAATTTCGCCGGCGACACCGACTCGGTGGTCGTCATGTCCCAGTCCGATGCCACCGCGGCATCGTTCAAGGTCGAGCCCGCTACCCGCACGATCACTGGCCTGGCGCTCCCGTGGGGCGACGTCGCCACGGACTCCATGGCCATGGCCGCGTGGACGTTCGAGCCCGGCTCGCTGCACTGGTCCGCCGTACCCCGCGTGAAGCTGAACCTCGACCACGACCGCGGCCAGACCATCGGCCGCGGGATCACCCTCACGGCCACACAGGACGGACTTGTCGCGTCCATGAAGGTTGCCCGGACCCCCGAGGGCGACCGGGCGTTGACGCTCGCGGAGGACGGCGTCTACGACGGGTTCTCGGTGGAGCTGACGTGGGAGGACGGCGACTCGTGGGAGGAAGACCCCGACACCGGCGTCCGTCACGTCACCCGCGCGACCCTGCGTGCCATGGCCCTCACGGCCCAACCAGCTTTCGACAACGCGCGTGTGACATCCGTCGCCGCGTCACGCAACACCCAAGGAAAGGCGCCAACGATGGCAGTCGACACCACCAAGAAGCCGGAGGCCGTCGCGGGCGACGGGACCGGCACGGACATGGCGGCATTCGGCGCCATTGTCGAGAAGATGGGGGAGCAGAACCGCGAGGCATTCGAGCTCATGGGCGAGAAGTTCGCGGACTCGCTCAAGGCCGCGTTTCAGGTCATGGACGACCCGGACGGCAACAACGGTCGCGAGTCCGTCCGGGCCGCACGGTGGGAAGTGACCCGGGAAGCCCCGGTGTACTCCCTCGACGGCGCCGGCCACTCCATGGTCCGTGACGCCTGGTACGCCGCGCGGGAGCGTGACGACGACGCGATCGGCCGGCTCCGGAAGTTCCGGCAGCAGTCCGACGAAGTGGCCAAGCTCGCGGCCGCACAGGTCGCGGCCGCGTCGTTCACTACGTCGACCACCGGCAACACCGGGCAGATCATCCCGCCCGGGTACCGGCCGGACCTGTACGTCCCGCAGCTGCAGAAGTCGCGGCCGCTGGTGTCGCTGGCCTCCCAGGGCACCATCGCGAACGCGACCCCGTTCACGGTGCCGGTGTTCACGTCGGTGACGACCGGCACCGCGGACCACGTCGAAGGCACCAACCCGAGCGATGGCACCCTCACGTTCGGGACCAAGACCGTCACCCCGGGCGGGATCTCGGGCCGCATGGTCCTCACTCGGGAGATCGTGGACTCCTCGAACCCCGCCATCGACCAGATCGCGCTCGCGGCGATGCGGGAGTCCTACGCCAACCAGACCGAAGGCAAGGTCTACACGCTCCTGAACGGGTCCTCGGGTGCGGGCGGCACCATCACGTCGGGCCTGGTTCCCTCGGGTGCGCAGGCCTCGACGTACGTCGGCACCACCGGCACCCCCCCGGCGCTGATCGCGGGACTGAGGAAGGAGCTCGCCCGGTACCCGTTCAACCGGTTCGCGTTCCCGGACGGTGCGGCGCTCGGCCAGAACGCCGCGCAGATCCTCGCCGGTGCGGTCGACTCGACCGGCCGGCCGATGTTCCCGTGGGTGTCGCTCGGTGGTGCGATGAACGCTGCCGGCGTCGGCTCGCAGGGCGGCTGGTCCGTCGACAACGTGATCCTGCAGCCCGCCTGGGCCATGACCGGGACCGCGGCCGGCGACTCCCAGATTTTCATCATCAACAGCTCGGATCTGTGGGTTTGGGAGTCCCCCACTCTGTCGTTCCGGTTCGAGGAGAAGTCGGGTCCCGCGCTGATCGAGCTGGCGCTATTCGGCTACTTCGGCACCCACCTGCTCCGGCCGGTGGGCCTGTCCGGTATCCGGATCACCTGATCGGCTGACCCGCGATGCCTCCGAAGAAGAAGACCACTCGGAAGTCGGCGGCGGCCACCCCGCCGCCGGCCCCCGAGTCGTCCGAGGAAGTGCAGGTCATCCTCCCCCCCGAGGAGGACCGTGTCCGTCACGGCGGCTACGTCCTCACCGATCAGGGCTGGCGGCTCGAGGAGGCCCTCGACGCGCTCGAGGCCCTCGAAGAGGCCGCCGAGTCCCCCAATCCCGACAAGACCAAGGAGTAGACCATGGCTGCACTCACATTGCAGACGGTCCCCGTAGGTGGCATCGACCTGGGCGCTCTCGCCTCCGCGGCCGGCGGCGGCGACACCGTACAGGTCACGTCGCACGAGACCGGCGGATACGACACCGCGCCCGCGGTCCTGATCTTCCGCAACGGTGACGCATCCTCGAAGACCGTCACCTGTGACGGCACTGCGCTCATCGTCACCGCCGGCAACATCGGGATCATCCCGCTCAAGACCGGGTACGGCGGCAAGAACATCGCCGTCACCTATTCGGCCGTCACGTCCTGCACCGTGGGCGCGTTCCAGCTTCCCTGAGGAATGTGACCGATGACCTGGGCCCCCGACTATGCGACCAAGCTTGAGCTTGCCGCATACGCACGTATCGCCGACGCGGCGGACGACACACAACTGGACCTCGCCCTGTCGGCGGCGTCCCGTGCTGTGGACTCGTTCACGCGTCGGCAGTTCGGGCAGACGGCGGGGACCGAGGCGAGGACGTACACGGCCGTGTGGGATGCCTACCGGTGCCGGTGGGTCATCCCCGTCGATGACTTCATGGACGCGACCGGGCTGACGGTGACCGTTCCCACGGGCACGGTCGACCTGTTCGCGAAGCAACCGGCCAACGCGGTCACAAAGGGGATGCCGTGGACGCGTCTCGTGGTCGACAAGGCGGCGGCGTACTCACCCACCGGCGCCGAGGACGAAGTCACCGTGACCGCGAAGTGGGGATGGATCCAGCCGTGGCCGGCCACGATCAAACAGGCCACGCTCCTGCAAGCCTCCCGGGTGTTCGCCCGCCGCGAGTCGCCGTACGGTGTCGCCGGATCACCCCAGATGGGCTCCGAGCTCCGTCTCCTCGAGAAGATGGATGCCGACGTCGCGGTGATGCTGACGCCCTACGTCCGGAAGAGGTTGAAGGTCGGATGAACCTCGCGGACGTCATGCAAGCCGTAGCGGACCGGCTCGACACGATCACCGGCCTCCGGTGCTTCGGGTACCCGGCAGACAAGATCACCCCGCCGGCCGCAGTCGTCACCTACCCCGAGTCCTACGACTACGACTCCACCTACAACCGCGGCATGGACCGCATGGAGCTCCCCGTGGTGGTGCTCGTGGGGAAGACGTCAGACCGGGCGACCCGCGCGAATCTCGCACGGTACGCAGACGGCTCCGGCGCGGCGTCCGTCAAGGCGATCGTTGAGTCTGGGACGTACACGGCGTTCGACACGGTCCGCGTCGTCCGCGTTGTGTTCGACGTCGTCACCATCGCCGGGTCCGCGTACCTCGCGGCAACGTTCACACTCGACATCACAGGATCAGGAGCCTAGACATGGCCGCACTGGTAGCCACCACACCAACCACCGGCGGAACCGCCGTCACCGGCGCCGGGGTCGCCTCGACGGACACGGTTGCCCGGGCCGTCATGGGCCCCAAGGGCGCCTATCTGAAGATCATTAACGGCAACGCCTCGACCGACAACGTGACCATCACGGACCCCGGCGTGACCCCGGCCGGCAACCCCCTCGCCGGAGGAACCCTGTCCGCATCGCTGACCACCGGAACATCCAAGGTGTTCTGGCTCAAGCCCGAACAGGTCAACACCGCTACCGGTCTGGTCACGATCACCCACAGCGTCACCACCACCGTGACGTACGAGCTCTACCCGGTCGGCTGAGGAGGCCCCTGATATGGCGAAGGTTCACGGCAAGGGCACGGTCATCATCCTCAACGGATCTGACCTGTCCACCTACTGCAACACATCCTCGATCACCCGATCGGCGGACTCTCACGACGTCACCGGGTACGGCGCCGACGACCACGTCTACCAGGGCGGACTCAAGGACGGCACCGCGAACATCGGCGGGATCTACGACAACACCGCCGCCGCATCCCCGAAGGCCGTCGTAGAGCCCCTGATCGGCCAGACGGTCACCCTGATCCGGCGGCCGGAAGGCACCGGCGCTGGGAAGCCCCAGACGTCCGTGTCGGTGCTGGTCCTCAACTATGTGGAGACCTCGCCCGTTGCCGACATGGTGACGTGGACCGCCGAGCTCCAGAAGTCCGGCGCGGCGAACGACGCGGTGCAGTGATGACCGACCAGACCCCGGTCGCGATCTCGAAAGACCAGCTGCTCAAGAGCGGCATGACCGAAGCATGGGTCCAGATCCCCGGCAAGGGCTCCGTCCGGGTCCGCGGCGCCACCCGCGGCGAAGTGTTCGTCATGCAGAAGACCCGGAAGAAAGGCGACGTCGCCGCCGACGAACGCAAGACCATCGCCCTGTGCATGGTCGAGCCGAAGCTCACCGAGGATGAGGTTGCGGCGTGGCAGGACACCGCGCCGGCCGGGGAGCTCGAACCGGTGGCCGCGAAGATCCGGGAGTTGTCCGGCCTGTCCGAGGGTGCCGACAAAAGCCGCCTATAGGACGTTCGAGGAGAACCCCCGCATCGAGTTCGAGTTCTACCTAGCGGAGCGGCTCAAGATGACCGTTGGGACGCTCCGCGACACGATGGCCAACGACGAGTTCATCCGGTGGGAGATGTACTTCTCACGGATCGCTCAACGCGAGGAGCTGGAGAGGTTGAAGGCTCATGGGTGACATGATCCGGGTGGAGGGGCTGACGGAGTTCATCCGCTCGATCGATCGTGCACAGGCCGACCTTCCCAAGGCTGTTCGGATGGCCGCGCTCGAGGTTGCGGAGTTGGTCGCCGGGGACGCCCGCCCCGGCCTGAGGAAGATGACTCGGGCCGCGTTGTCGTCGCTCGACATCGTGGAATCCACACAGTCGGCCGCCTCGATCAACGCAGTGGGCACCCGGGTCGCAGACTTCGGGTGGTCGCGCGGTTTCTACATCACCCGCATCGTGGCCGGTGACGCACCGCGGTTCGAGGAGATCCAGACCAAAGCACTGCTCACGGTCGTGAAGGCCGCCGGATTGGACGTGGACTGACCATGTCGAACGACGTCTCCCTCAACTTCGCCGGTGACGCATCGAGGCTCACCAGTGCGTTCGATCAGGTCGGGTCTGCATCGCGGGGGATGGCCGATGATGTCGACCGGGCCTCCCGTGACGCAGCGTCCAGTCTCGACACCGTTGACGGCGCGGTCGGCGGCACCGGCGAGAAAGCCGGAGACCTCGAGTCCGGGTTCCGTGGCGTCACCGACTCGATGGCCGGTTTCTCCGCGATCGCGCAGGGTGACGTCCTCGGGGGCCTCACCGACCTGGCCGGCGGTGCCGAGGCCCTCGCAACCGGGTTCACGGGTGTGGTGCTTCCCGCGATCAAGTCCATGTCCAAAGAGATGATCGGCAACGCGGTGGCTTCGGTCAGGGCTAAGGCCGCGATGGTGGGCAACAAGGTCGCCACCCTGGCGTCCGCTGCCGCCACGAGGGTTATGACTCTCGCCCAAAAGGGCCTCAACCTCGCCATGAGAATGAACCCAATAGGCATTATCATAACGCTGATCGCAGCATTAGTTATAGGTATTGTTATTGCCTACAAGAAATCGGAGACATTCCGGCGGATCGTGGATGCGGCATTCCGTGGCGTGCAGAAAGCCGCCAAGTTCGTGTGGGACTGGATCAAGGACAACTGGAAGACCCTGCTGACCGTGCTCACTGGGCCCATCGGGATCGCGGTACGGGTGATCTCCCACAACTGGGACCGGATCAAGTCCGGTGCCGGGAAGCTCGTGTCCGGGATCAAGTCGGTACTCCGGGGCCTGGCCGAAGTGCTCACGGCACCGTTCCGGGCCGCGTTCGGCGCGATCCGGTCCCTGTGGAACTCCACGATCGGTGGGTTCGGGTTCAGCATCCCCGGGTGGGTGCCTGAGATCGGCGGTTCGTCGTTCACCATCCCGTCGATGCACACCGGCGGCGTGATGCCTGGGGCGCCCGGTACTGCGGGCCTGGCGTACCTGATGGCCGGGGAGCGGATCATCCCGCCCGGTGGCCGCGGTGGTGGCGCGTCGGTGATCGAGATCAGGTCGTCTGGCCGCAAGGTTGACGACATGCTGGTGGAGCTCCTCCGTGAGGCCATCCGCGTCAAGGGCGGCAACGTTCAGGTGGTGCTGGGCAAGTCGGGGGCCCGGTGAGTACGCCGGTGAGTACGCCGTGAGCAACTTTCCTCTCGACACCCGGGCACAGCTGCTCCTAGGTGGCGTGTGGACCGACGTCACCGAGGACGTGTATCAGCGTGACCCGATCACGATCACCCGCGGCCGCGGTGACGAGGCGTCCCAGACGGACCCGCAGAAGTGCACGCTGACGTTCGACAACCGCGACGGACGCTACTCCCCGCGGAACCCCACCGGCCCCCTGTACGGGGTCCTTGGCCGCAACACGCAGCTCCGGGTGATGACCCCCGGGTCGGCCGGCACCTACCTGACCGTGTCCGGCAACACCACCGGGTACGCGTCCACCCCGGACGCGGCATCGCTCGACACCGCCGGCGACCTCGACATTCGCATGGAGCTCGAGCCATACACCTGGCGGCCGTCCGTCCTCACCGGCCTGGCCAACAAGTACAACACCACCGACGACCAGCGCTCATGGTCGCTGTACCTGACCTCCGGTGGGCTGCTGCAGTTCTCGTGGACCACCGCGGGAACGTTCGCGACCCTGGTGGAGACATTCTCCCCGGCCGCGGTCCCCGCAGGGTCGGGGCGCCTCGCGGTTCGGGTCACCCTCGACGTGGACGACGGCGCCGGAAACCGGGTCATAAAGTTCTACACGTCGCCCTCGATCGGGGGGACGTGGACACAGCTCGGCGGGACCATCACCACCGCCGGTACGACGTCGGTGTTCGCGTCGACCGCATCGCTCGAGGTAGGCCGGGCCCAACGCGTCAACTCCCTGGGCCTACAGGCGAAGGTGTACGCGTTCGAGCTCCGTACCGCCATCGCTGGCGCGGCGGTCGCCTCGCCCACATTCACGGCACTGGACTCCGGGGTCCGGTCGTTCACGGACGCACAGGGCAAGGTGTGGACGATCAACGGCCACGCCGCGATGGTGAATCCCAACGCCCGGTTCCACGGGGAGATCGCGGCGCTGCCGCAACGGTGGGTGCCTTCCGGTGACGACGTGTGGGTCCCGATCCAAGCTGACGGGATCATGCGCCGGCTCGGACAGGGGGCGTCCGCGTTGAAGTCGGCGCTCTACCGGGGCCTGATCGCGTCGACGGACGTCGTCGCGTACTGGCCGTTCGAGGACGGCGCCGACGCCACGACCCTCGCCTCAGCGCTCCCGGGCCACCCGGCCATGACGATCAACCCCACCGCGGGGACGTCGGTCAGTCTCGCGTCGTTCGAGGGGTTCAAGGCGTCGTCGCCGCTTCCCACTGGGTCGGCTGCGATCTTCTCTGCCGACGTCCCCGACTACCCCCTGGCGATCCCCACCAAGGTGCAGACCCGGTTCCTCATGAAGGTTCCGCCCGGGTCGGTCCCCAACGACGGCGTGGTCCTGCGTGTGTTCACGTCCGGGACCGCGGGCCGGTGGGACCTCAAGGTGAACACCGGCGGGTCCATGTCGCTGATCACGTACGACAGTGACGGCAACCAGATCAACGACTCAGGCGCGATCGGGTTCGGTGTCCCCGGGAAGCTCCTCCGGGTGTCCCTCGAGCTGTCCCGTGTCGGGTCGGCCGTGAACTACTCGATCGTGACGCTCGAGGTAGGGCAGACCAACGGCGCATTCTTCAACGGCTCGGTGGCGTCGGTATCGCTCGGCAAGGCGACCCGCGTGGTTGTGAACTCTGCCCGGTTCGCTGACGTCGCCTACGGCCACGTGTCCGTCCACGACGAAGTTACGTCGATCTTCGATCTGGCCTCCGAGCTGAATGCGTGGACGGGGGAGCTGGCGTCGTCGCGGATCATGCGGCTGTGCGCCGACGAGGGGGTACCCGCGACCGTGGTCGGTGACGCGCTCGACGCGGTCGCCATGGGCCCACAGCTCCCGAAGACCCTGCTCGAGCTGCTCCGTGAGGCCGCCGACGCCGACCTGGGCATCCTCCACGAGCCGCGCGGGTTCCTCGGGATCGCATACCGCACCCGGGCATCCCTCTACTCGCAGGCCGCGCGGCTCGCGCTCGACTACGCCCGCAAGGATCTGGCCGCGATCGAGCCCACCGAGGACGACCAGACCACCCGCAACGACGTCACCGCAGCGCGTGTAGGTGGCGCGTCCGCCCGCGCCGAGCTCACGTCGGGGACACTGTCCACGGCCGCCCCGCCGGCCGGTGTGGGCCGCTACGACGAGTCCGTGACAATCAACGTCCAGCTCGACTCCACCCTGGCCGATCAGGCGTCGTGGCGGCTCCACCTAGGCACCGTGGACGAGCCCCGGTTCCCCACTCTCGGCGTCAACCTGTCAACCGACTCGTTCGCTGCTGACCCGACGCTGTACGCCAACGCGCAGCTCCTCGACGTCGGTGACCGCGTCACCGTCGACCATCCGCCGGCGTGGATGCCACCCGACACGATCGCGCAGCTGACGCAGGGCATGGTCGAGACGCTGACCCGATACCAATGGGAGATCGCCGTGAACTGTGCGCCGGCGTCCCCGTGGGATGTGGGCGTGTGGGGGAACCCCGAGATCCTCACCGAGGCACAGGCCAACTTTGAGACCTCGACTGGCGGATGGGTCGGGTCGGGTACGCCGGCGCCGACCGTCACACAGGACACGTCCGGCGGGTCCCACCCCAAACAGGGTGCCGGGGCGCTCAAGACCGTGTGGAACGGGTCCGGGACGTTCCCTCAGACACAGCTCACCATGTTGGGGATGACAACCGGCGCAGCCTACGAGCTCGCGGCGTGGCTGTACATCCCGACCGGGTCACCAGACACGCGGCTCATCGCCGGATCCGCGACCGGCGCCCTATCCGCGGTCAAAGACACGCTCCACCGGCTCACGCTGCCGTTCACGGCCCCCGGGTCGACACCCACCATCGGGATCCGGTCGTCGGGTACGCCGGCCGCGTCGGCCGAATGGCTCGACACGGTATCGGTGCGGCTGGCAGGCGGCGCGTCTGACCGGTACTCCTCGGACGGCTCGACCCTCGCGGCCGGGGCCACCGCGACCGCCACGACACTCAGCGTGGCCACCCCATCGGGGCCGCTGTGGTCCGACCTCGACGGCCCGTTCGACCTGTACATCGCCGGGGAGCGTGTCACCGTCACTGGCATCACCGGTGCGTCGTCGCCACAGACCTTCACCGTCGTACGGTCGGTCAACGGCGTGGTGAAAGCACAGACCTCAGGCGCAGAGGTTCGATTGTTCAAGCCCGCTATCTACGCACTCTAGGAGCAACCTATGGCGATCCCCGTCACAGCTGGACAGGTCATCAAGGCCTCCGACGTCCTCCCCGTCCGCGCGATCCAAGCGGGCACCGCGACCACCGGCACCCACGTCGTGTCGGTGACGCTGACGACCGCGGTCGTGTTCCCTGTCGCGTTCGCTGCCGCCCCCGTCGTCATCCTCACCGGGAAGGCCGACCCCGTGAACATCGACTACCCCGAGCAGGTCGCCAACGTCACCACGACCGGGTTCGACCTCAAGACCGCCCGGAAGGTCGGCACCGCGGCGTTCGACGTCGGGTGGGTTGCGATCCTGATATGACCTGTCACCAACCCTCGGGGGTAGAGCTGTGAACGAACCGACCATCGCTGAGGCGCTACGCCGCATCGAGTCCGTGATGAGCCGCCTCACCGAAGCGCTCGCGGAGATCCGCGACATCCGGGCCTACTCTGACCGCACCTACCAGCGCCAGGACGTGGCCCGGGCACAGCGGGACGCCGACCACGCCCGCGTCTCCGAGCTCGAGAAAGACGTAGCGGACGGGCAGAGGCAGCGGACCATAGACCTCGGGTTCAAACGGCAGGTCGGACTCGGGATCGCGTTGGCGCTGCTGTCGGGCCTGTTGGGGATCATCGTGTCTGTCGTGACATTCCTGGTGACCAGATGACCGAGAACGGGAACGGCCACAAGCGGCGTCGGCTCTTGCCGGTGCCGTCGCCCCGGCTCGTCACGCTCGTGTGGGCCCTGGTGGTCCTCGCCGTTCTGGCCATTGTCGTGGGCCTGGTCGTGGGTCTGCTGCTGTTGAAGTCGGAGCAGACCAAGACCGGGGACGACTTGGATGACCTCCGCAAGATCAGCAAGCAGCAGGGCGACGCGCTCGCGGAGGCCAATGACCGGATCATCCGTCTAGGCGGAACCCCCGTGAAGGGCCCGCAGGGCGCCCCCGGCCAACAGGGCCTGCAGGGCGTCCCCGGGCGGCCTCCCACCGCGGCTGAAGTGTCCGCGGCGGTCGCACGCTACTGCGCCATAGACGGGGTGTGTCGGCCCTCCGCGGCCGACGTCGCCGCCGCG